GAGATCACGCTGCCCCCGCAAGCATACTTAGGTCAGCACCCTTCTGTTGCGCACTCGCTGCCTTGTCCAAGGCTCCCGCACCCTGATTAGCGGCCTTCGCAGCTTGTTCCGCCATCATGGCTTGCTGTTGCTCTTGAGCGGCCTCAGCTTCAGCCTGAGCCATCTCCGCAAGTTCTTCCTGCGTATGCACAAGGTCAGGGTCGCCGCCGAAGATGCCCCATGCCCAGCCAGCCAGCTTGTCCTTCTTAAACGGCTTCAGAATGGACGGGTCCTGCGTTGCCTCAACCATTGGCAACAGCACGCCAAGCGTAGACGTGAGCGCATTGGCTTCCGTCTGCTTTTGTGCCATCGCGATGGGCGAGACAAACTCAATCGCCATATCGAGCCCGGCTAGATCAGGCGGTGCAGGCGGCATTACACCCATGCGGGACAGAATGCCGAATACACGGCTGATGAGCGGTCCCAGCAATTCCGATTCAATGCGCCCGATGATCGGCCCGAGGATTCGCATGCGCTCCGTCGTGCGCTGAACAACCTCGGTTGCAGTCATGTCAGCATCGGAGACAATCTGGAGAATATCCGCAAAGAACGTAGTGCGAATGCGGTTCTGCAAATCCTGCATCATCTCCAGCGTGATCGGGATATTGCCGCCCGTCTGCAACGGCGTAATCTCCCGCTCGCCGCGGTAGTACAGCAGCCCGCCCGGTGTGGTTCTCACAGGCCCAACAAGCCCGTCATCCGGCACCAGCAACGGAGGATCGACCGCCTTCTGAGCCGCCTTGATCGTGGCCTTCGCCATCTCCTGAAGCATCTTCACGTCAGGAAGCGCCGTCATCGCAGGAGAGCGACCATACTCTTCGCCCGGAAGCTTGACCCAGCGCGGCACAGCATAGGGGAACTCAGGATAGCCCGATTCCTCCAGCAGATGTTCCGCCTTCACTTCCATGTAGCAGGACGCAAACGGCTGGTTGACCCGGTTGCGCTTGTTACGCTCGCGATCCGAACGGGGATAAACCGCATGAACGATCTCGACCGAATCATCCGGCTTGCCAGCAGTGATCATCTTGCGAACGTCTTCCGAATGCGTCTTCGGCCACTGCATCGCTACCTGGCGGGCCGTCATCGTGGTCTTGCGGTATACCGTATCGACCACGTTTTCGTGGTTCTCGGCGATGAAGCACTCATGCAACGGACGCGTCTGGAACAACAGCCCGCCCGCATCACGCTCACCGATGAAGATACAGGCTGTTCCGAACCCGCCCATTTCGTGGTAACATTCGTTCAGCGCCGTCGTGAGATTAGACCCCGGAGCGTACATATACGCCCACATGGTTTGGGCTACGTCCGACAGCCATTTCTTGGCTGAGTCATTGTCCTCATAACCGGGCTGCACAACCCTCAACCCGAACCACTTGGAAGCCGGATTTGTCGCCAGTCCATGCAAACCAGCCGTCAGAAGATCAAGCGCGTTAACACCCGTTGAGTCGAGAACCCGCGTCATCCGCTTCTCGTTCTTCTCGCGATAGCCGGTGAAGCCCATGTGCCGGGGAGAGCAGTATTCCGCTACTTCCTCGCAATGGCCCTCCAGCACGCTCTTACGCGCTTTCAAAGCCTCATAGCGGCGCTTGATGGACTTCGGGTCGGCAGCCAATGGCCTAGCCTCCGAGAATCGTTTTGCCGCCCGCCACCGGCGCGGCGGTTGCAGCAGCACCAGCGTTGCCGCCCGTGACGTTCGTAGAGCTAGCCGACACCATGCCTTGACGGCGCTGCATCAGATTCCGAAGCGCGTCCGTTTGCGTATCAAGCCTGTTGGGAAGCATCGGCGGCTTCTCAACCTTCGGCATCTTGACCTGGGGGGCTCTGAAACACATGGGATACCGCTCCGAATTGAATGTAATCTGACCCGTCAGAACCGAATGCCTTGAGGATGCCCTCGCGCTTGAAACCAAGCCGTTCCAGCCATGCGTGTGCGTCATGATGATCGATCCGGCTTTCGCACTGCACGCGGTGAAAGCCAGAAGCTATGAGAGCGGGCCGCATGACCCGGAGTGCGTAACGTGTGAGCGTTAGTGCAACGCGTGGGAATTCATCCGTGCCGAAAGCAAAGACCGAGCCGACGCCGGGATGCCGAGCCATAAAGCCGAGAACTGCGACAGGTCGGTTGTCTCGATGAGCACAAACACATGAGCCCATTCGGCCTGCGTCAAGGGCCTGTTGTGCCAAGAGGAACGGGTTGTTGTGTCCGATGACGTTGTAGACTTCATCTCGATCAGCCTTGCGCATGTTCCGGGCGATGTATGCGACCGACGCGAAGTCAGGCGATGATAACTGCGCCGTCATAAGCCGCTTCGAATATGTACCGGTGCGCACGCGAATAGGGCAGGCATTGGCCAAACCGCATTTTTATGTACGCGCCTAGGTGCCGAGCGCGCTCGTAATCCCGCGACACATCACGCGGATAAGGCGCGCTTGCCCAATAGTCACGGTAGCCCTTCTCATCCAGCATCAGAAAGGATTCCATTCTTCCTGAAGCGCTGGCCTCCGCTTGCCGTAGCTGAACGGGTCGTAGTCCTCAGCCTGCGTCGGCAGAACCTTGCGAATATCCTTGGGCGCTACAGGCTGGGCAAATGTGAGCGCCAGAGCGTCGTTAAGATCAGGAGAAATTCTAAGCCGTTCCTTGATCTGGTCCTTGCTCTCAAGCTGGAACCTGTTGCGGTTATCGAACCTGTACATCGCCGCCGTTAGCTCAAGGTCAAGGTCATCACGCTTCGGAATGCTGCCACGGTTTTTGATCCAATCCGCCAGCTTGAACGCCATTTCCGAGCGCAGATTGAAGAACTTCGCGTCATCAAGGGCTTTTGATCCGCTGTTGACGCCGATCACGGGATACCGCAGCTGCCTAAGCCTATCGACAACACCAGCACCGATGCCGATCTCGTCCACGAATACCGCGTCAGGACCGAACTCTTGAATTGCAATCGATACGCGGCCCACGGTCTCCATCGTGTCCAGACCACGGAACACCGAGAAGAACGTCGCCTTGTCACCATCCCGCCATGCAATCACGGTCCGGTCATCGCCGAAGCGGGCAACGTCAACGCCGAGAATGCGCGGGCCTTGAGGCTCTACCTTCCGGGCCTGAGCTATCTTGACTGCCTCACCCGAGAGCAACTGGTTAATACCCGGCTCATCGAAGCTGCACTCGTATTCTCGATTGTAGACGCTCTCAGGCATTTGAGAGCGGGCGGACTCTAGCTCTTCCGAACGAACCAGCCCCGTTTCCGAAGCACGGAGAACCGCCGTGAAATACTCATCCGGCTTCGCCACAGCTTCAGCGAATTGCTGATAAAATGCATCCCGCCCCTTTGGTGTCCCGATCCACACTGCCCAACCCTGGCGGTCAGACAGAGCAGGCCGGATGACGTTCGGCCATGCTTCCGCGTCAATGTCTGCCACTTCGTCGAGAATGATGCCGTCAAGCCTCAGCCCGCGAAGCCGCTCATAACTGGTGTCAAGGCCATAGAGCCGGATGACAGAACCGTTGTAGAGCTTGACCGATAGTTCAGCTTCGTTGATCTTGACCCGTGGCAGATCGTACACAGCGGCCTTTAAGTAGGTCCACACGACCGCCTTGGCCTGATCTCGGGTAGGTGCGCCGAACACATAAAGCGCGTCAGGTTTCGGCGTCCTGAGCGCATGATCGAGCATATCGTTGATTGCCGCGACGGTCTTGCCGCAACGTCTGTGAGCCACCACAATCGCCCAGCGTTGCCTTCTGCGATGGAACGGTACGAATACCTCGCGGGCGCGGTAGCCCGTGCTAGTCGCCGTCACGCGGGACGCCTGTAGCGATTACGATAGGAGCGCCGTTCGGGCCGGAGTGCTCTTGGGTGATCTTGTCCCCATATTTTTTGGGAGCCAACTTGCTCATCAGCCACTTGCGAGAGTCAATCCTCAACTGAGAGCGGCGAAGTGCTTCTCCGTTCTCAACCCACACAATGCTTTCGCCGTGGTTTTTTTGCATCCAATCATTAGAACCGTCATCGGCAATGGCCAGAATCTCGTCAGCGTGAGCTTCCGTCCGGGCCTCGCACGCGCGCGCGTATTGGTCCCTGAATTCCACGTGTTTGGCCAACCACCGGAAAATGGTTGACTTGCCTGGCATGCCGTCCATGTCCTCTATCTGCCGAAGGCTATTGCCCTGGGAGATGAGGTCACAGATTTGATCTGCCAATTCCGGCGTGTAATCTGAGTGTCTACCCATTGGCGGAAGGGGTCAGCTCGTTGTTTTTGATAATTCTCTGGATTGCCCGGTCGATTGAACGACGAGCCCGTTTTTCGTCATGCGCAATGCTGGGATTGGCAAAGTCAGCGGCGGTCCACAATTCATGCGATTGCTCACCCGTGCTCGACCGCCTTGTTCTCACGAGGATCGATTCACTGACATAGATTGGATTGCTCACGGTCTTCCGCCGATTAAATAGGGCACCCCGCGCGCCAGACATGGTGCTAGCCTTTTTGTAATCGTTGTAGTTCAAGCGGCCCGCATTCCGGATACCTGTAGACGCCGTAATATCCGCGCCCGCCGCGCATGCGAAATTCGAATGGTTCTTCGCCCTTCGCAATCCGCTTTTTTGCCTTGCGCCACGAAAGAGGCTTGGGAAAGTAGCCCCTGATACGCGTGCCAGGATCTGCTAAAGGGTTCATGCGAACGACGCGCAATTGAACGGGGAGAGACCTTTTTGACCAGAACCGATGTGAAGCCATCCACTCCAACGTGATGATCATGCGCTCCCGCTATGTGAGGCACCCCGCGCGCGCAAGCTGGCCACTGTGTACGCTGTACCGTGAATGTGCTGGCAGTTGGCGGCGGGGATTGGTTGAATGAGTTCTGACGGGCCGGGCGCAACTTCCGGCTAGTGGGGCATGCGGTTCTGTTCCCGTTTCCGGGTCATATGCGGCCCCCGTGGCAATCTAGCGTGTCTGCATTTCCACGCCGCCCCAGAATTTCAGTCAAATCTACACACGCCGACACCTAACGGTTTCGGTCGCAGCCACGGGGCGGACCCTCTTGTGCGGCGTATGCGGTAAGTCAGCGTGGTATATAGCACAACAATTGTTACGGAATTATGGCAGCTACCAACCGCGCCTATGTTCTGCATTACGCAGCGCCGCCGACATAGAATCATCAGCAACCTGACGCCGCATTCTGCCCAGTTCTTTTTCTAATTCATCAACCCGCCGACACAG